CCTCGTAATATCTCTACCGTGTGTACTTCGGATACAGTACAATTGGGACGGTTTCTCTACCCTATTAAGGAACAGTGCGTAAAGAAGCTTCCATGGTTTATGCCTGGGAGAACTACAGTGGAGATAACCGAGTGTATACACCGATATTGTAAAGGTAGAGGGAAAGTGGCGGAAACAGACTATTCCAAATGGGATGGCTCCCTCTCCGGTGATTTGCGTTGGGTAGAACGTCAAATCATTTTAGGATGTGTTGATGAGGCGCATCGGAAGGAACTTGGTGAGTTGTTGGATCGCGACATCAATTTGAAGGGTCGTACAGCTTTTGGGTATGCTTATGAAGCTGGTACGTCTCGGATGTCTGGGTCGCAAACCACAACCCTCGGGAATTCACTTCTGAACGCATTTGTCGCCTACCTCGCGTATCGGTTAGCGGGTATGAACGAGAACAGCTCTTGGAGGTGCATAGGGCCTAAGTTTGGTGACGATGGTGTCGATGATATCGCTGGTGATTGGGGGAGAGTTGGTCCACTTTTGGGCTTGAAACTCAAACTTGAGAAACGCGATACCAAAGACTTTGTCACGTTTTGTGGGCGTGTGTACGTTAACCCCAAGGGGCATTGTTGTTCCGTCTTTAATCCTCGGAAAGCGTTGCAGAGCTTATGTGTTGGCTTGAGCAACAAGGATTGGGCTGATAAGGTCAGAGGCTACGCGGTTACTGAGTTACAGTCTCCTGTCGTTGGTACCTATTTGCGTGTTTTGATGCGAGTGCATGGAATTGCTGCCGTATCTGAGCGCGAATGGAGTGAAACGATGGGTGATTGGTTAACCCCGTATCCGTATGATGCTTCTATTGAGGACCAAGTCAGACGTGTAATAGCCAAATTCTTGAATGCTCGCCCGGAAGATCTTTCCGAGTTTGAGAGGAGGTTGGAGGCAGTGAAAACAGTGGCGGAGTTTTCGCAAGTTGATTCACAATTTTTCATCAGCGTGAAGCGAGACGATGCTGCTGACGCCAGGTTTGTTACTGGAGTTGATGGTACTGTAAATCCACGATTGCGTGGACGTAACGAGTCTGCCCGGCGAGGCAGACGTAATCGTAAATCCCAGTAACAAGGTTTGACGCCACCTGGCAATGTGAGGAGGGAGGAGGAGGAGATCTATAAAAGATGAATGGTAATGGTAAGAAGAAGAACGGCCAAAATGGTCGTAAGAAGAAGAATGGCAATGGCAATGGCACACTCAAGGCTCTTGGGTTCCAGGGTGGGGCGATACCTGTCTCATACGCTATGTCGAATGTCCGTCCTGTGCAGAATCAGAAATTCAGACATGCTGGATCTGATTTTATAACCACTGTGACGGTCAAGGCTGACATTAGTGTTCCAGAGAACAGAATATTAGCTACATTTCCGATTTCGCCGTCAGCGTTTCCCGGTACACGTTTAACCCAGTTCTCGCAGCTCTATGAGTTTTATAAATTCGTGAATCTGCGATTGCGCTATGTTCCGGCGGTTCCAGTTACGTTAGCCTGTCAGTTGGTATTGTATGTCGATCTTGATCCATCAGATGATCCGAGTGTGATTAATGATGCTGATAACTTGATCCGACAAGCAGTAGCACAGACAGGCGCGCAACAATGGAACTTCCATACACCGAAGGTTATACCAATGGCTATGCGAACTGATCAACAGTTCTATTTTACTGGTGAAGATCGAACTAATGTTCGGTTCTCTCAGCAAGGTAGGGCATACTTGATTCAGGTAACACAAGCGTTGGATGTGTCGGGGACCGTTATTGGAGCTGATATAGAATCCGGATCAATCTTCTTTGATTGGTCTGTTGATTTTAACACACCACAATTGAATCCCGAGGGTGCTATTGAGCTTGGCAGACGAACTAACGGTAAGACCTTGACAACAACAATAACTGCTAATTCCACGTCCAAATTATTGGATCCTGGATCAGAGTTGTTGCCAAGAACCCGTTATGTGGTGTCTTGTCAAGCCAATGAAGCAGAGCCAGAGACCGCTGCTAATGCGAGTATCTCTTTGCAAATTGGTAGTGGACCTGGAGTCAATTTCATTTCTTGGAATTCCTCTGGGCAAGTTACCACTGTGCAAGGTACTTACATATTGGAAACTGATTCGCAAGGGCAGTTTAAGACACCTGTTACATTCGTTTCAACGAATATGGTTGTTCCTTTGATTGTCTCGCATTTCGTGACTCCGTTGCGGAATTTGTCGAAAAGGTTTCCTTGAGCTTTAATTACTACAATGCCGCGTTTTACGCTGGTTGGGGGAAAAGCATTCGTGGACCCACTCAATCAGTATTGACAGCATGCACCTCTGCTAGAGATAGCATTGGATGAAGACATGCCAGGCTGGACCGTAATACCTTTTAAGATCCCAACTCTCAATCCTCATGTTGTCAGGTGGCAGCGTGAGACCGGCCCTAAATAACCGTCTTTTGACGGGAACCCC